ATCGGCAGCGCCGGTGCCGCGTTCGCGGGCATCCAGGCGGTCAGCCTGTTCCAGACCGCCTCCATGGCGATTCGCGGTATCTGGCCGACCTCCTGGGGTGCCATGCGCCCGGGCCTGGTCTCCTCGACCGACGGCATCAACTGGGCGTAATTGCTCCGTGATGTGATCACTCGCGCCAGGGACGGCGCAACGCCAGCGGACTCAATCAGGAGGCACCTATGCCTACCATCCTAGTGAACAAGAAGTTCAAGCTGATCAAGAAAGATGAGCTTGACGCGATGCTTGCCGCCGGCACGGCGCGCAAGTTCCCCGGCATGCCGATCTACGAGCAGTTGGAGACGCCTGCAGTGGCGGCGCCAGTGCCACCCAAGCAACCGGACCAGCCCGCCCCCGGTCCAGAGGACGACGAGAACGCGCCGACGCAGGACTACGCCACCAGAGAAATGCGGTCCAGTCGCGCGGCGTTGCGCCGGACCACGCGGAAGACCTCCTAAGGTCGTGCTATTCAGCAGAACCTTTTTCGGGGGCCGCTAATGTCCGACTCCACCAACAATCCGACGTGGCTACGGGGCGAAGCCCTCGATCGTTACATAGCCACAGGGCACGACCCCCTCGATGGCTACGCAAAGTCAGGCGGGAATTCAGGACGCGGATTTGACCTGGTCGACTCACGCGGTCGCCCGCTGGTCATCGAGAAGGCGAACGGCGAGTGGAACGGTCCGTTCTTCGGCGCGGGCGAGAACGGAAATCTGTTCGAACTCGGACCGCTTGAACATCCCTTCCAACGCAATCTGCGGATCGGCGGGCAGGACGGCAACGCTGCCGCCTACGCATCCATCGCTGCCTATGCGCAGACGATGGCGACGATGGGCATGTACCACTACCGTCAGCTCGATAACGGCGGACGGGAGATGATCACCACGTCGGCGCTGTCGCGGATCTTGCGCTACCCGAACTGGTATCAGCATCTCAGCGACTTCATGCTGAACTTCGTCTTTGCGCTGATGACCACGGGCAACGCCTATGGGGTCGTGTTCCGCAACGACCGCAACGAAGTCGACTCGATCCATTTGGTCCCCAGCACCAGCACGACGCCTTACGTCGAGACCGAGACGCAGTCGGTCTTCTACGGGATCGGGCCTAATCCGATGCTGCAGACCCCGATGATGCTGGTCCCGGCTCGCGACGTGCTGCATGTGAGGCTGTTTACCCCGCAGCACCCTCTGATCGGGGTCTCTCCGATCCGGTACGCGGCTTCTGCGATGTCGATCAACAACGCGATCTCGGGCAACCAGGCCGCGTTCTTCTCGAACATGTCGCGCCCGTCGGGCGTTCTCTCGACTGACGAGAAGCTGAACAAGGAGCAGATGGACGCGTTGCGCGCCGCGTGGGAGGCTCGGAGTAAGGGCATCAACGCGGGCTCGGTGCCGATCCTCTCTTGGGGTCTCAAGTGGCAGCAGATGACGATCACTTCCGAGGACGCCCAGCTGATCGAGGCGTACCGGATGTCTACCGAGGATATTGCTCGGGTATTCCGTGTGCCGCTCGCCCTGATCGGCGACTACACCAAGGCGACCTACAACAACACCGAAACCATGATCAACGCGTGGCTCTCCACCGGGCTGGGCTTCCTCATGGAGCACGTCGAGCGCAGCTTCGAGCAGTTCTTCAAGCTGCCCCCAGACCAAGGGGTCAACTTCGACGAGACCGTGTTGCTACGGACCGACTTCGACACGCGCATCAACGGTCTGACCAAGGCGGTCGCCGGCGGCGTCTACTCGCCCAACGAAGCCCGGGCACGCGAGAACCTGCCAGCGGTCGAGTACGGCGATGAGCCGCGCGTTCAGGCGCAGAATCTTCCCCTGTCCGCTGTCGGGACGATGCCAGAGACGCCTGCTACGCCTGCCACGCCCGCCACGCCGGGCGACCAGCCGCCTACCGATCCGGCGACCCCGGCGGACGAGCAGGCGAGCATAGGCGAGGCTCACGACGTCATTTTGAAAAGCATGGGGATTGCGGCATAATGAATGCCGCACTGGGTAGGGTAGCTCCCGAACAAGCGGTTTACCGTGCCGCTTTCCCAGTGCCCCCCTTCCACGGTGCGATCAGTAACGGTGCTGATATGAAACGTCTTGATCTTACCGGACAGCGGTTCGGGCGCCTTGTCGCTGAGTCTATTGCTGGGCCTGAGTGGCTATGCCGATGTGATTGCGGCGGGCAAACGCTGGCTCGCGCCGGGCACCTTCGGCACGGCAACGTCACGTCATGTGGATGCTCGCGCGATTTTGATAGTGACATTATCGGGAAGCGTTTCGGACTGCTGACGGTCACGGGAAGAGACTCAAAGGGCTACGTGGCTCAGTGCGACTGCGGGAACACTACGCACGTTACGCGACGATCTCATCTGACCGGTGGCGGTGTTCGATCCTGCGGGTGCATCCGAGGACAGAGCCGGATACGCGACATTACGGGGCAACGATTCGGTAAGCTGATCGCGCGCTCGCGCACGCATGAAGGCGAGTGGGTGTGCGAATGTGACTGTGGCGGGACGACGACGGTCCGGACAGACCACCTGACCGGCGGGCGCACCGTGTCGTGCGGGTGCCAGAGGGTGGAGTCTAAGCGAGTCAATACCGAGGTAAATGCCGTTGGAGAAACCTTCGGCAAGCTCACCGTCACGGAAGTCTCGTGGCGCGAAGATAGATGGCACAGCGTCGCGTGGGCCAATGGAACGTGTGAATGCGGAAACACGTTCGAGTCGCGTCTAGCTGATCTCAAGAATGGCACGACCCGTACCTGCGGGTGTGGTACGCACGTCTCCGGGATAGAAGAGGAGTTCGTCAGCTTTCTGCAGGATCTCGCGCCAGTGCGTCCGCAGTACCGTATCGGACGAAGAGTCTTCGATGCCGCGTTACCGGATAGGAACCTGTTGTTCGAATTCAACGGGGTTTACTGGCACAGTTACCCCAGAACAAAGCGCGCGGCTCATGCTGACAAGAGGCGCGCTGCCGAAGACCTCGGGTTTCGCGTCATCTACGTATGGGAGGATCAATGGCTTTACCGGACCCAGCAAGTCAAAGACTACCTGGAGCGCGTGCTGCTAGGGGCGAAGCGCAAAATAGGCGCACGGCAACTGATACCACACGACGTCCCACGTACCGACGCGGTGGCATTTCACGAGCAGTTCCATCTGCAGGGCTTCAAGAACACGATCTCCACGCTGCACTTCGGGCTGAGTTCGAAGCAAGGCGAATTGCAAGCCGTGGCTAGCTTCTCACCTGACGGGACGCTGCACCGGTACACCGTTCGCTCGGGGGTATCCGTAGCCGGCGGGCTACCGCGAATGGTGAAAGCGTTTAGCGCGGCCACGCCGACTGCCAGCAAAGTCATCACGTTCTGCGATCGTGACCACTTCTCCGGCGGTGTCTACGAGCAAGCGGGCTTCCAGAAAACGGGGCATTCACTGACAATGAGCTACGTGCAAAGACGCCGCAGACTTCGCCGTGAGCATTTCCAGAAGCACAAGCTCCCCGGTATTTTCAACGATGTCGATATGTCACAGAGAGAGATCGACATCTGCGCGGCGAACAGCATCTACGCGTGCTGGAATTCGGGCGTGGACCGCTACGAACTGAGTCTCCGAACATGAACGTCACTGAATTCACTCCGCGTCACGTCGCCGAGGCGACCGGGCGCATCATCAAGCAGCAGCGCGAAGAGATCGGTGTCGAGCTGACGCGTCTGGAGAACGGACTCAACGACCTCTCGGATGCCATCGTCTCGACAGACAAGGCGATCCGCGATGACGCCAAGGCAACCTACGCCAACCTGCAGAATGGTCTTGGCGAGCTGAAGCACCGGATCGACCTACTCGATCAGCAGGTCAAGGCAGCTCCGCGTGAGGATCTCGGACCGCTGCGCGAGTCCATTGCGGAGCTGCGGGCGCACGTCAAGCTGGTCGAGAAGATGACCGGTCCGCGTGGCGCGAAGGGAGACCCTGGACAGCGTGGTCCGGAAGGCGCGCGCGGGCAGAACGGCAAAGACGCGAACCCGAAGGACGTTGCGAAGGTGCTCGCCACCGAGCACCGCGACATTCTCCGGGGCGAAAAAGGCGACCCAGGCGTCCAAGGACCAGCTGGTCGCGATGGCGCCGATGGCAAAGACGCCACGCCCATCGACCCGTCGCACGTCGCCAAGGCGCTTGTCAGTGAGCACCGGGACATCCTCCGGGGCGAGAAAGGCGATCCAGGCGTTCAAGGTCCAGCGGGGCGCCCTGGCGCCGACGGCAAAGACGCCCTACCAGTTGATCCGAAGCACGTCGCCAAGGCGCTCGCCGAAGAGCACCGCGACGCCCTGCGCGGCGAGAAGGGTGACACTGGTCCCGCCGGTCCCCCCGGACAGGGTCTCGTCGGTGCGCAAGGCGACCCGGGCCCGGCGGGACCGCCCGGGCGGGACGCTGATCCGGAAGAAGTCGCACGCAAGATGGCGGAACGCTACGCGTACCTGCTCACAGGCGAGAAGGGCGCGAAGGGCGAACGTGGCGAGAAGGGCGAACGTGGCGAAGCGGCGTCCCCGCAAGCGGTCGCGCGCGAATTGGTCCTCGATCACCGTGACCTGCTCAAAGGCGAGCGTGGCGAGCCCGGCAAGCGCGGCGAGAAGGGCGAGCCAGGTCCGCGCGGTCCGGATGGGGCGCCCGCCGATCCAGCGGTTGTTGCGAACATCCTGGTCGAGAAGTACGCCGAGATCATCTCGGGCAAGCGGGGCGAGAAAGGCGACCCAGGACCCACGGGTCCGATCGGCCCGAAAGGCGCGGACGGCTTCGCCATCGGAGCCAACGCGCCGTTCTGGGAGCGCGGCGCCATCTACGTTGAAGGCGACGTCGTCCAGTACGGCATGGGCAAGCTTGCCCGCTGCATTAAGCGGACGAACACCAACCCGCGCAACCGCACCGACTGGGAGCGCATTGGCGCGGTCGGGCTGGACTACCGGGGCTATGTCAAGGCGGAAGATACAAGCACGCTCGAGAACGGCGACTTCTTCACGCAGGACAACTCGATCTTTCTGAAGTACGGCGACAAGGTGAAGCTCGTCGTGAAGCGTCCGAAGCCGGGCGACCCCGGGCGGGACGGGCGCGACGGCAAGGACGGCGCGGATGGACCGACCCCTCTCGCGGTTGCCGTGAAGGACGGCAAGCTGGTGTCGCTATGGAGCGACGGCAACGAGATTGAGTTCACCGGGTTTGAGGACGCGCTGGAGCGCAAGGTCAAGTTCTTCATGGAGCAGTCCGAAGAGGACCGTTTGCGCCAGATCGAGATCGAGCGCGGCATTCCGCTGCGCGCTTTCAAGGGTTCGCACAACCGCACGATCGCCTACACCAAGGGCGACATCGTCAGCGCATCGAAGAAGCAGTACATCGCGATCAACAACGTGCCGGCTGACCGCAGCATCAACCCGCAGGACTGGTCGGAGTTCAGTGGTGGCGGTGGCGGTGGCGGCATGGCGTCTTCCTCCGCGTCTCTCGGAACGGCGGGCTGGTATAACGAGCGCAAGGTCTACAAGCCGGGCGACTACACGACAAACTACGATCCGAGTCGCCCTACCACGTTCACCACGATGTGGCAGAACCAGACTGGCGCCAGCATCGGGCCTGAGCCATGGGATGTATCCCAATGGACCCCGATCAGCTCCAGCTACTACTCGGCGTGGGGACAAGAGTTCACCAACACCGGTCTGGTATCCGGCGGGCAGATCACCGTCACGGGCGCGACCCAGCTCACGGTAGCCCCGGGGCAGGCGCTGTTCGTGGACTCGTTCAATTCCAGCAACGTCACGTCGAACCTCGTCGAATGGACCGACCCGATCGTCGTCGACATCCCGGACATCGTCACGGACCACTTCTATTACCTGTACATGATCAGTACAGGGGAGATTCGCCACTACACGAATCAACCGAACACCGCGACCAACCGTTTCCAGGTCTTTCTGGGCACCGTAGCGGTGGACCCGGACAGACCGTTCCAGATCGGTGATCTGTTGAACTGGCCCTATCTGGCGCAGGAAACAGCATCCAGCTTCCACGATGTCCAGCAGTTGTTCTTCAAACCGCAGGTTGTCTCTGGTGGTGCGATCTCACCCGTAGACGGCGCGTTGCAGGTCAACATGGCGCCAGCGCGGCTGTACGCCCGTGGATGCAACTTCTACAACAACCCGGCGCAGCCGAACGAAAAGACTTCGGCGGGTTTCTCGCCGCTGGAGTTTGAGTACGTCATGGACGGGGCCACGGTATCCAGCCCGCCGTTGTCCGATTTCGACTCCGCGCAGTACAACACCATCATGAGCGGCGGGCTTCAACCGGTCGATCCAGGCAAAGCGCAGATACAGCTGATCTACTTCTCGCTTGCGGTGGAGAAGTTCTACGTCATCTACGGGCAAGAACTGTATGACACGCTAGACCAAGCGATCAACCAGATCCCCAACTATTCCGCGTCTGTCATTTTGCCGAGAGCATTGACAGAGAACGGGCTGTTCGTTGGCTACGTGGTCATGGTTGCGAATGCGACCAATCTCGCGGATAAGACCACGTCGCTTGTGCGCAGTGCAGCGGGTTCGCAGGCGCAAGGCGCGGGGCAGGTCGTTGAGGAACTCGACGGTCTGACTGACGTGACCTTGTTCGACCGTCGACAAGGGCAGACGCTGGTCTTCGACCAGGCGGCGGGCAACTGGACCAACCAGACCCCTAGCAACCTTGGCGTCTGGATAACACAAGCCAGTCACGGGCTTAGCGCCGGGCAGGCAGTGTGCACGGACGGCGTGGTGTGGACGCCAGCCATCGCGAACGACTCGGACACTTTGGCAGACGGCATCGTGGTTGCTGTGCTCGGGGAGAACGAGGCGTATATCCAGTACGCCGGCGAGGTGCCCTACTCGAACTCATTCACGCCGGGCAGCCTGCTGTACCTGAGCAGCGACGTCGCCGGCGAGATCGTCGAAACGCCGGGCTCGATCCCGATGCTGATCGGCAAGGCGGTAAGCAGCTCGATGATCCTGCTGTCGCTGTCTCGCCTGGATGTGGTTCCGCGTAACGGGTTTCTGCAGGCGGACTACCGGTTCAGCTTGGACGACACCGGCACCGATCCTGGCGTGGGCAACCTAGCCGTGAACAACACGGTGCCTTCCTCGGCGACGCGCTTGCTGGTCAACTCCATCGACGCGACAGGTTTTCAGCACATACTGTCGTGGAGGCACGTCTTCCCTGGCGACACCGTTACGATCGGCAGCGTCAGGGACAACGCCTACTACACCTACACCTTGACCGGGTATCCAATCAGTCACGGTTCTTGGTTGGAGCTTCCGGTACAGATCCTCGCTATCAGGGACACGCTGGGCGGCGGGCAACTGGTCTCGTTGGAGTCCAGCCCAACGTCTGGCGCCGCCAAGCAGGTCTTGGTCCAGCGGCAAGTTGAGCAGCCGAACACGTTCACGGTTGGCACGCCAGTCTACAAAGATGCAGCGGGGTTATGGCAGCTAGCACAAGCCGATGACCTAAGCCGACTGGCTAACGGCTTCGTCATGAATCCGGGTCCGAAGATGTTCGACGTCGCTAGCAGCGGCACTGTCTTAATCTCCGGTCACGGGTTCCCCGTTGGCAGCACGCTCTACCTGGACCCGACTATTCCCGGCGGGCTGACCGAGACCAGACCCGTCCTGAAGGGCACCTACGCCCAGGCGATCTTCGACGTGGTAGATGATCTTCGTCTCACCTACGTCAGCGAAGCAATAACAGACAACAGTTTGGAACTCTAATGCCGAACATCATTCCAGCGCGCGTTGCTCGCGTACTAGAACAAGCGAATCAGGCAGCGCACGGGTTCGCTGTTGGAGAAGCGGTAGCGTTCTCTGGCAATAAATTTGTCAAAGCAAAAGCCGATAGCTTTGCCATGCTTGCTTGGGGCGTTGTCAGCAAAGTCATTGACGTCGACAATTTTGAGTTCATTCGGTACGGCAAGATGACCTGGCCTGCGCACGGGCTAACGCTCAATGCTTACTATTACGTCTCAGACGTTACTCCTGGTCTGCTGACACTTGTGCCACCGACAGAAGCCGGTAGGTTCCAACAAATGATGATGACCGCGATAACCGCTGACACCGTGTCAGTGTTCGACTATCCAGCTATCGAACTTTAACGGAGAACAGATTCATGCCGTGGGCAATCAAAGCTGGTGGTGGCGGACTTCGTCAAAAGGTGTCCAACATCGAGTTCGTCGAGAACGTGTGGGTCCGGATCGGCGTGCTCGCATCCGGGCAGGCAGTCGAGCTGGACGTCGAGTCTGGACACGGTCTCGTGGCGCACGGTATTACTCGTATTTCGCTCGGCAACTGGGGTGGCGCCAAGGGACCATCGCTAGTGGTGCTTGGGCAATCCGGCGAGCCGATGCTCACTGGTGTTCGCTTGATCGATGGTGGGGCTGACTCGTCCCTCGTGGAATTGCGTGTCGGCGGTGCACCCAGTGGGTTGTCTGTCAAAAGCGTGGTCGTGACTGGCGAGTCTAGGATCAATGGGTTCACTTTCCAGTCGCCTGAGTTCATCGCGTCACCGGGGGGTACCGCGCTTGCTACATTCGCGGTAGCCTCGACCGACATGTTGATCAGCCAGTACAGCGGCGAACAACCGTTCCGCGTAGACGAAGAAGGTAGAGCGTGGTTCGGTAGTAAAACCCGGCAGATGCTCAATCTGTACGGGGACAGCTACAGCGCCGGCGTCCAATCCAGCACGCTCTACCAGCGATCTGGCGGAAACTTCAGCTGGCATAAAGGTGGCGTGCATAGTGATGCCTCACGCGATCCCGGAGCTGGTGGCGTCGAGCAGATGTGCTTGGACACGAATGGCGATTTGACAGTTGCTCGTCGCACATTGAACAAAGCTGCGCGTACCTCGCCTTCTGATCGCGAACTAATCGAATCGGCGTACTTGAACAGTCGTCTGCCGGTTGCTACCCCGCAACAAATAGTTCAATTCGATCTTGTCTCTGGTTCAAACAACAACTGGATCGAGGCTTTTCGGTTTAGGTCTGCGGGGTGGGGCAACTATTTCTTATTTTGGGTGTTTTCAGGTTACTACGGGAATTCTAGCTCACCTGTAGAATCGTGGTACGGTATAGGCTACCGTGGATCTAACCTATACGGGTGGGTATTATCTACGCTTGCACATCACAGACGGGACGGTGCCTTCAGTCGCGTTGCGTTCAGCGGTGACGGTAATACTACCGGAACCAGTTATTTATCTCTCCAAAAAAGAGCAAGCGCGGGCTACCCTATAATCGCTGGAATGACCCAGCTTGGCGCGAGCAGGGTTGCCATGGACACAAGCGAGTCTGGTCGTGTCGTCGGTGGGTCTCCTCCTGGGACTCCAGTAGTACAGGTTGCACTTTCGTCCCGTGATAGTGATCGTTTCGGTTTTGCCAGCGAGAACCATTTCGACGGCGTCACTGACGGTGGCAAGCGCAAGATTCGAGGCTACCAGCGCGACCCGTGCGAGGTGCTCGGCGCGATTACCGATCCGACCGTTTACGACCGGCTGATGAAGGACGACCCCAGCGTGGAGGTAGGCTTCCCGCGTATGCGCGAGGACATCAACCGCTACAATGCCGAACGCGCATTGGAGGCGCTAGAGGATGCCCTGCTGCGCCGTATGGTCCGCACACCAGGCGCAATCGTCGTGCCGAGGCAGCACGAGGCCGTGGAGTGGTTGGAGGACATCGTAGCGAACCCGCCGCGTGATCGGTACATCTCGCCAGCCGACTACCTGGAGAAAGGCATCGACATTACCGATGAGCACCAGTTCTCGCTATGATCGTCAATATTCGCTTTTTCGATAACGACTCGCGCCGGGACATCCAAGGCAAGTGGTGGGCGGACCCGACGCGCGACGCTGTCGTTTATGATGGCATGGTAGTGTGGAAGAACGCGAAGCTCGATGCGGACTGCTCGCACGTCAATGGCGCCGCCATTCAAGACGACCGGCTGGTTTACGTAACAGCGGTCTCCAACAGCCGTCTAGCGCATGAGTGGCGCCAGAAGACCGAAAACGGTGGTGTCGTATTTGATGTGGAGGGAAAGGTGATCCTCGGCGGTCTATCGATGCCACACTCACCGCGCATCTATGGCGATGACCTGTTGTTCTGCGAATCGGGCTACGGTGCTTTGCGGTCATTGGAGCATGGGTTTATCGCAGAGTTGCCAGGCTTTACGCGCGGGCTGCTGATAGCCGGCGACACTGCTTTTGTGGGGTTATCCGCGATGCGATACGACGATGACTTCACACGCAATCTTCCGCTACGCGGATGGGTGCCGGAACCGGTCTGTGGGATTGCTGAAGTCGACATCGCAACGGGCGATTACTCAGTTACGCCGATCTTGAACGAAACCGAAATCCTAGACATCTACTAATCCTTCGGTAACCAGACATGACCATCTTGAACAAGCCAACGTCTTCACTTACCGAAGCCTTCTGCGGGTGCTATCGCGGGCGCATCGACGTGACGGTGCCCTACGTCGAGCCGGAGGGTGGGAACACGCAAGGTGAGTCATGGCTTGTAGCTGTGTCCGGATTGGCGGATGCGTCTTGGGCGGCGGTAGGTGTCGCTGGCAACATCGCAATCGATGACGTGCTGTTCTGGGAAGGCACAAAGTTTGTACTTATCAAGACTGGACTGAGTGGTAGTGCTGGCACGACCGGTTGTGAAACCGCAGTAGGCGAGGTTGCCCCTCCGACCGTTTGCAACGGACGCTTTTGGATTCAGACGTTCCCGCCGGACGCCAACATCTGGTTGAACGTCTACGTTGACAGCACGTGGGTCACTCTGCAACAGATCGACCAGAACGGCAGGTTGGACCCGGCGTTCCTCGCTTTCATGCCAGCTACTTATCGCGGGCGAGTAGATGTCACGCAACCCTTCGCCATAACCGAGTCCACCGACGGCGAGTTTTGGTTTGTCGACACGGACGGACTCGCCGATCCATCTTGGGCAGCGGTAGGCATCAGTGGCGATCTCACCGCAAACACGCTGCTCATTTGGGATGGCGCAGTCTTCATCCCAGCAGCGGGCGGCGGTGCTGGTACTCCTGGTCCGGAAGGACCGGAAGGCCCGGCTGGCGCGGCTGCAACGATCACAGCAGGCACGACCACGACAGGCGCCGCTGGTAGCGATGCCGACGTCACCAATAGTGGTACCAGCTCAGCAGCGGTTTTCGACTTTACGATTCCTCGGGGCAACACTGGCGCGAAGGGAGATCCAGGCGATCCCGGTGCTGCTGCTACGATCACGGCAGGTACGACCACGACAGGACTCCCTGGCACTGACGCTGCCGTCACCAATAGCGGTACGTCTGCTGCGGCTGTCTTCGATTTTACGATTCCTCGTGGTGACAAGGGCGACCCTGGTTCTGGTGTCACTATCATCGGTACGGATACCTACACCAATATCATCGCAATCGGCGATGCGAACCCAGGCGACATGTGGATAGTTAGCGCAGACAGCCCACCGGACGCGCTGGAGGGAGACGGACTGGTCTGGGATGGGGCGCAGTGGAACAACGTCGGACCTATTCGCGGTCCGGAGGGACCAATAGGACCAGAAGGCTCAGAGGGTCCAGAGGGTCCAGAGGGTCCAGAGGGTCCAGAGGGTCCAGAGGGTCCAGAAGGCCCTGCTGGCGTGGCTGCAACGATCGCGGTAGGCACCACCGTTACAGGCGCGGCTGGTAGCGATGCAGCTGTCTCGAACAGTGGCACCAGCGCGGCGGCGGTCTTCGACTTCACTATTCCTCGTGGAGATGACGGCGCCGCCGGTGTTAAAGGCGATACCGGCACGGCGGCTACGATCGCGGTTGGCAATACAAACACGGGTATCGCGGGGTCTGATGCGTCCGTTACCAATAGCGGCACAAGTTCCGCCGCCGTCTTCAATTTTACAATTCCTCGCGGGCAGACGGGTGACAAGGGCGATGATGGCGACGCTGGACCTGCTGGTAGCGCAGCGACTATCACGGTAGGCACGACCACGACAGGCGCCGCTGGTAGCGATGCAGCTGTCTCGAATAGTGGCACCAGTGCGGCTGCAGTCTTTAACTTCACGATCCCTCGCGGTAATACCGGTGCGAAAGGCGACAAGGGCGATGCTGGTTCCGGCGTGACGATCGTAGGAACAGACACCTACGATAACATCATCGCTGTAGTAGACCCGACCGTTGGTGACATGTGGATCGTCAGCGCAGACAGCCCGCCAGACGCGATGGAGGGTGACGGTATCGTGTGGGACGGTGCGCAGTGGAACAACGTTGGACCGATCCGTGGACCAGAAGGTCCAAAAGGTCCAGAAGGTCCAACTGGACCTCGCGTAACTCTTAAAGGTTCGGACACCTATGCCAACATCATTGCGATCACGGACGCCAATACGGGCGACCTGTGGCTCGCCAGCGAGGATAGCCCTGGTGATTCTGTGTTGCTAGGAGATGGTATCTCCTGGAACGGCACTGCGTGGATAAACGTTGGCCCTGTACGTGGTCCTGCCGGTCCTGCTGGTGCTGACGGTGCTGACGGGTCTGACGGGTCTGACGGAACAGCCGCCACCATTGTAGTAGGGACAACCACAACGGGGTCACCCGGCAGTGATGCAGCGGTCACGAATGCGGGAACCTCTACATCCGCCGTCTTCAATTTCGTAATCCCACGTGGAGCTGTTGGCGCAAAAGGCGATCCTGGTGATGATGGGCAGACTGGACCGGAAGGTCCGGAAGGTCCGGAAGGTCCGGAAGGTCCTGAAGGTCCCGAAGGCGCCGAAGGTGCGGCGGCAACGATCACAGCGGGCACTACTACCACAGGCATTGCAGGAAGCGATGCAGCGGTATCCAACAGTGGCACCAGCGCGGCGGCAGTTTTCGACTTCACCATACCTCGCGGCGATAAGGGCGACACAGGTGACGCGGGTGTTAAAGGCGACCAAGGTGATGCTGGACCTGCTGGTAGCGCAGCGACGATCGCGGTAGGCACGACCACGACAGGCGCCGCCGGTAGCGATGCGGCGGTAGCGAATAGCGGCACCAGCGCGGCGGCAGTCTTCAACTTCACGATTCCGCGCGGCAACACGGGTGCGAAAGGTGATAAGGGTGACGCCGGCTCAGGTGTGACAATCGTAGGCACGGACACCTATGCGAACATCATTGCTACCGCTGACCCGGCGGTTGGTGATATGTGGATCGTCAGCGTAGATAGCCCGCCGGACGCTTTAGCTGGTGACGGTTTGGTGTGGGACGGTGCGCAGTGGAACAACGTCGGACCGATCCGTGGCCCAGAAGGTCCAGAAGGTCCAGAAGGTCCAACTGGACCTCGCGTAACCCTTAAAGGCTCGGACACCTACGCCAACATCATTGCGATCACGGACGCCAATACCGGCGACCTATGGCTCGCAAGTGAAGATAGCCCAGGTGACTCTGTCTTGCTAGGAGACGGTATCTCTTGGAACGGGACTGCGTGGATAAATGTTGGCCCTGTACGTGGTCCTGCTGGACCAGTCGGTCCAGCTGGTACTGCCGCAACGATTACGGCGGGCACGACCACCACGGGCGCCGCAGGCACCGATGCGGCAGTGTCGAACAGCGGTACCAGTGCAGCGGCAGTCTTTGATTTCACCATCCCACAGGGTGATCCGGGGTCTGCTGGTCCAGCCGGTGCCGATGGCGATGATGGCGCGAGCATCACCCTGAAAGGCACGGACACCTACGACAACATCACTGCCATAGTTGATGCAGACCTAGGTGACCTCTGGATCGTCAGTGTTACGGATGGCAACGCCAATGAAGGCGACGGGCTCTCGTGGAACGGTACGGCGTGGATCAATATTGGACCATTCCGTGGCCCGCAAGGCGGGGTCGGCCCGACTGGACCGGCTGGCTCTCCAGGACTTGTGTGGCGTGGTGCGTGGGCAACGTCAGTCGTCTATGAGGTCAACGATGTTGTGTCACATAACGGGTCTTCTTGGACTTGCATTGTCGCCAACACTGGGGCAGCGGGCGGAAACGAGCCGGAAGACGGCGCAACCGAGTGGGAGATTCTGGCCCAGAAAGGCGCGGACGGCACGGGCGGTGGGGGCGGGGTCGGCGTTGAGACCGTCGTCTCTATTGTTGACGCTACTGGCGATGTGACTATCGATCTGGATGTTGCCCTGCAATATCGTATTAGCCAGGCTGATGCCGTTAACGTGATTCTACCGGACCCGACCGACACGGACGCCGGTGTGTCTCTTGTGGTGATCGTGGTACCGAACAACTTTGCCACCACGATCACCGGCAACGCAGTCTGGATGACACCGACTGGCGACCCACCACCGTTCAACATTGATCCTGGTCGGCGCAACATCGTCACCGCTATTTGGGATGTTGTTGAACTGGAGTGGCTCCTCATGTACCCGGCGCGAGAATTGTAATGCTAGGTTATTTTCAAGCTACGATGCTTCGTACCGACGTGGATGCGTCTACGGGCGGTCGCGGATTCCTGCTCGGCGGCGCCGAACTTGGACCACAGACGACTATGCGGACGCTGGAAAACATGTTTGCTATTCGGTTGTTAGAAACGCCGTACCGGTGCTACGTCAATCGTATAGTGGCGCAGATCGACGATTTGTCCGCCGGTACAGAAGAAGGAGTGCGTTACTGCGGTGGCATTCTGACTGACGCAACTGGGAATACGATTCTAGAACAAACTGAGGTGAAGTTAATTCGCCGGTCTTTTCAGCGTACAGACTTCGTACTAGAACGTCCTGTCTTGCTAGACGCAGCGGTTCGATTTCGTGCAATGGTTATCGCTGACCTGGGTACGAGTGCGCCGCGTATTGCTCGATGTGACAATGTCCCAGGCATGTTGGGGCAGACCACTGTAGCAGATGCTTCAAATGCTCCTGTTCCTCCGCCTGGTGTGTGGGCTCCAGTAGCCAACGCTAAGACTTCGACGAATCTAAACCCTGACGAAGACTGCCCTATGATAGCTGTTTTGATCAATAGAGCACCGGATTGAATTTGGCAATACTGCCGATTAACCGTCCCGCTTGGCGACATTTACCTGACGAGGTACGATCTCATGAAGCGTTTTTCTACCATTATCCTGCGCTGCACAAGCCGGAGTGTTGTGCTACACGCCGCAGGTCTAGGTTGACTGCGGTCACGACTGGTAAAGCCCCCACAATGGTCCGCCGAGCGGCGGGCACAAATGCAGGAGATTTAGATGAACGTAAAATCTACCGTAACCAACGCATCCGTAGCCCTAGAGTGGGATTACACTGACGAAACCTACATCGATGGTTTTCGCATCTACGCCGACAACGAGCTGCGCTTGACCATCATGGACACCGCAAAGCGCAGCGTACCACTCGCCGACCTCGGGCTGAGCGTGGGTGTTCACATGCTCGTGGTCAAAGCATTCAACGTGGTCGGCGAGTCACATGTGAGTAATCAAGTATTCCTCACCATCGTCGACGAGGAACCGGCTCCACCCACCAACTTTCGTGTCGCCTTTTAAGCGATTCTTTCAATTATTCAAGAGACAACGATAATGGCGGCACCTAATTCCTACACGCCCAATCTCGGGCGGGTAGTGACCGAATTCATCAAGCCGAAGCGGGACGTGAACACCGTGTTCATCCACTGTACCGCGACTGATAACCCAACGTTTGATGCAAAGGCTTGCCACAACCTTCACGTCGATAGTAACGGCTGGAGCGCGATTGGCTACCACATGATCATCACCAGCGATGGGTACAAAGACGGCGTTCAGATTCAATACGGACGTGACCTGGAGAGAACCCCGGCATCCCAATCGGGCTACAACGAGGGTACTATCGCCATTTCGTTGAATGGTCTGACTCTGAGCAAGTTCGGTCCGAACCAGCTTGACCAGCTTCGCTGGATTTGCGGCGAGATCAACAGTGCCTACGGTGGCAGGATGGAGTTTCGCGGGCACCGCGAAGTTTCCGCTAAAGAATGCCCCGTCATTGACTACCGCAAAGAACTCGGCCTCGATTCCGCTGGCTTCATGACTGGCGCCGCAGCACCGGGCGAGCCGCCGAAATCGCACATCCCAATGGTCGACATCATGGTCGCCGCCGCCCAGATCGGTTTGCACGATCATCATCCGCATGTGATCGTCTTGCGCGCACTTCTGGTACGCTACGGTGCTAGCAAAGACGCCCTCTTCCCGATCCGCGATAAGGAGTACCTGATGAAGTTCGACGACATCGTAAACGACGCCACCAAAGGCTTTCAGCGCGAGCAAGGTCTCGTTGATGACGGCATTGTTGGGCGTTCCACATGGGAGCGACTCCTTGATGTCGGTGATGACTAAAATGTTGTTCCCGGTCGGGCTCGCTGCCGCCATCGGGCTGTTCGCGTTGAGCAGCCAGGCTTGGCCTGAACTGGTCAAGCTGAAGGTGTGCGACGCCGTGTCCAACGAAACACTTGCACAGCTGTACGGCAGCGAGGCACTGAAAACGTCCGGGCGCTATTTTTGGGTCAATCCTGAAGACATCCAGCTGATGGTTCCGTCGGAGAATAAGGGATGCACTCGCGTCAATCTATCCAACGGTCGTCAACTGAAGGTGCAAGGCTCCCCGGATTTTGTTTATTGCGAGATGTATCACAGCCCACTGTGTAAGAGTGAACAACCATGATGAAATACAAACTCATTTGTGAGACCGGAACAGCGCGTGTCGTCCTGACTACCGCTAAAGGCGCCGAGGTTCTACAGGCCGGTTCCTCCGTTGAAAAGGAGGTCGATGACGAGAAGAAGGGCGGCACTTTGCAAGGCGCCTTCGGTATCGGCTCCATGCCCAACCAGGACGCGATGGTCGGCATCACTCCACTGAGCGGCGACATGGTGGTCAGGGAGTACAAGGAAGTCAACCACTTCCTTTATCCGGAAGCCGAGGACTACGAGGACCACGTTGTCGAAGTAGGTGAGACCCTGGTGACACCGGCTATTCAGTCGAACGCCATCACGCTGGTTCCTTTGCGCCACAGCGACGAAGTCGTCGCGCGTCGTTAAGTTCAATGCCTGGTCTGCGCCGTCCGACATTCTGTGGTGGTCTGGTCGTGCGTAGCGTAGACCGGGCGCCAAAATTCTAGTGGGGTTCTGGTGATGCCAATTTCAATCTGTTTTCGTGGTCAACGCGCGGACCTTTCCAGAATTCCGCTGTATCTGATCGTTCGCACGCCACCGGAGATGGACGACGTTGTCGTCAACCGACTGACCCGACAGGTGGTGACGCTTCCGAGTCTTCAAGACGCGATGCTCCTCGAGGGCTACGCTGTCCAGCAGGGCGAGATGGACGACATGGTTAACTACCCTCTCTGGGAGATGCAGAACGAGGGTATCTGGTCCGATAACGGACCGCTGCGAGGACCGGATATCTTCAGCCGTCGCCCGTTCATCATGTCCGTTACGGTGACAGGTGGCGACTTGAGTTTCCAGTGGCCGAATCGTCAAGGGTGGTTCTACGCCCTCATCACCTGGGGCGACGGCAGCGATTCTGAGTTCCATAAGGAAGCGATTCCAGCCCACACGTTCCCAGCCCCCGGAACGTACCAGGTCAGCATTACCGGCAATCTCCCCGGACCGAACTTCGATGGGGGCGGAGACCGCCTGAAGGTCGTTGAGATCCACCAATGGGGCGAGTGCATTCGGGACTCGTGGAGCAATGGGTTGAGAGGCTGCTCCAACTTAATCGTCAGTGCCACCGATCCGCTGGCTCATGCAACGGACATCTCTTCGATGTTCCAAGACTGCTCGTTGGCAAATCCGCAAGCAGGCAACTGGGACACGAGCACCGTCTTGGATATGGACTATGCGTTCATGAACGCTACGGCATTTAACCAAGATCTGTCCGGCTGGTGTGTGTCGAACATCGCTGTAGAGCCGACTGATTTCGCCACCGGGTCCGCCCTGCAGGCGCAGAACTTCCCCGTCTGGGGAACTTGCCCGTAACCGGAAACCGCCATGCTAGAACTCGTGAGAGTCGACCTCGTCGTGCTACCGACCCAGATGCTGCCGGAGGTCAAGGCGCACTGCAGGGTGGAGTTCACCCGCGACGACGAGTACTTGACCAACGCAACAGCGCGGGCTATCGCGGAGGTCGAGACGCTGACCAACCTCAGCATCAACCCGTCCACATGGAAGTGGGACACCACGGACGAGCGATGGGAGAACGCGCAGACCGGGCACGTCCCGAAGATGCCGGTGCGCAGCGTCTACCAGATCGATGCCGTCGGCGGCAAGCAGATCGTCAAGCTGGACTACTTCGGGTTCGAGGCGGCCTTGCCGTCCGACAACCGCCGGGGCGTCTTCTACATCGAAGCCGGCTATGAGAAGGCAGCGGACGTCACCCCCGCTGTCATCAATCCGATCCTGATGCGCGCCGCGACGCTCTACGAGTACCGCGAGTCGCTCCAGACGGGCAGCTACTCAGAACTGCCCGACATGTCCGAGCGGGTGCTCAGCGGTCTGTGGAGGCCTTCGGTTTGAAAGCGGGACGGCTTCGCTATCGCGTTCTCATCGAACGCCCGATCCGATCTGTCGATACCTACGGCGCGCCGACCAAGGTCTGGGAGACCGTCGCGGAAGTGCCCGCCGACATCAGCTACGTCAGCGGTCGGGAGTTCACGGCGGGCGAGCGTGACTTGGCGGAGGCGACCATGCGCGTCTACGTACGCATCGACCCGACGATCGCCCTGGACCCGTCCATGCGGCTGACCAACGTGGACAACCTAGCCGAGTTCGACATCGTCGCCGTACTGCCCGACCGCACCGACACGATGGCGACGCTGGTGTGTAAGAGTGGTTCGAGAAACTCATGAGCACCGAAACCGAGATCATCGCCGCCATGAACGCCGCCGTTGCGCCAGCACCGGTCTACCGCCTGCACGCGCCACAGCTCGATGACGACCACCCCTCGCAGGTCCCGTTGGTCGTGTTCACGCGTGAGCTGTACGACGACCAGCAGTTCCAGGCGTTCTGCGTCACCGCTAGCGGGCAGACCCTGAATGCGTCCTACCTGATCGACTGTCTTGCCTACGATTACGCGGAGGCGAGGCGTATGATGGCGGACATCATCGCAGGCTTCGAGCCGCTAAACATGATGCCGGAATCGGTGTTCGAAGATTGGGAACCGACGACCAGGGTGTACCGGGTTAGCGGCTCCTTCACACTGTGGGAAACGGGCGCCCTTTCAGCCCCTTAAGTCAGCCTGGAGATCAATCAAATGGCAGCTTTTTCGACTCGTGGTCTCAAGACCTATCTACTCCACAAAGATGTCACCGTGGCGGCTGACCCCATCACGCTGACCGTCGGCAAGCCCGCGTCTATCGCCCCCGCCCCAGCGGAAGGCTCAATCGTCAAAGTCACCGGCACGGGGCTCGGCTCCATCGACAACCGGGTATTCAAGGTCGGCGCAACGGGGCAGCTACTCGGGTCCAACACGACCCACGAGACCGCGTCCCCGACGGCGGGCAGCGCTTACGAGTACAGCCCATCGACCGACTTTGCCGGGTTCTGCATCAACAGCCTGGCCCGTGACGTGCCCGCTGGTGATACGATCTCGACCGCCACTTTCTGTAACCCTGACGCCCAGGTCGCGGGTGCTCCTGCAGGTGCGGGTACACTGACCTGGGGTGGTCCGATCGACTTCTGCGATGCCGGCTTCCAGGAGATGCAGGATTGGCTGGACTACGGCGGCGAGGCGATCTTCTACGTCGAGTTCCCGAATGACGCCGGCAGCATGTCGATCCCCATCGAGATCAACAGCTACAGCGAGTCGTTCGAGCTGAACGCTGCCGGCACCTGGACCGGTGGTGCGGTTGTGAAAGCGAAGCCGAGCTACGCCCCGAACTGCCCGTAACCTACAGCGCAAGTTGCGCTCAACCATGAGCGAGCCGCCGGCGGACGCGCCGATCGGCTTTTTGGAGCATAAAAATGTACAAAATCAAAAAGATAACCTTCGACCTTCCTGACCTCGGCAAAGTCGTCGAGCTGGTGGAGCTGAACGCCGATCAGTTTTTCGACGCCAACGAGCAATCGGCGGCAGCGGGCGGCGGGCGGGCTTCACAGTTCGTGTGGCTGAGCTGGATGTTGTGGGTGGATGGGCAACAGTTCTCGGCGGAGGAGATCCGCTCGTTGGGCGCCAGCGTGACCGTGCCGATGCTGACGCGCATGACGGAGCTGTTCCCGAAGACCTTCCTCGAGGACGTCGAGGAGTTGGAGGAAGAAGCCGCCCTGACAGGCGAGGAGCCTGACCCAAACGTCTAAACCCCAGCGAGGAGTTCTTGCACTATCTCGGCTGGGAACTGAAGATGCTGGTCTGCGATCTCGTGGAGATGCCGATCAGTGAGTACTACCGGTGGGCGGCTTTCATGAAAGAGAAGACCAGGCGCGAAAGTGGGGAAGCCGAAATCGGTGAAGGCGCCGGGCGGATCTCGCCAGAGGACTTCGCCCGCCGGTTCGGCGCGGACGTCTAGTGAATCGCAAGCCCCTATCGAATAAGGACTTCGCGACCGCGAAGGCATTCCAGCGGGCGTTTTTCGACGGCGAGACCGCCTACAATTGGTTCCAGGACAGCGGGCGCGAGGTCGTCTACGAAGACGTGAAGTCCATTGAGGACGGACTCCCGGACACCATGAGTGGCGTCATCGGTAACAAGCGGGTCGACAACGCGCCACGACTCCAGGTAGCCAAACTGTTCCGCCTGAACATGCCCGTGGGCAAGATCGCGTACATGGCGCGTCCTGGCGCTGCGGAGGACGTTAACGTCCGGGTGCAGGCCGAGGCGATCATGCGGTTCCTCAAGGTCGCGAGCCCCCCGTCGAGCGGAGAGCAGAAGCGGAACAACCCGTACCGCTACCGGGAGTGCTTCCGCTACGTCATCGGCGACCAGGCGTACATCACGCTGCCGTCGTCCGCCGATTTCACCGTGGTCGGTATCGCCAACGTGGCGCCGCACGCCTCCACGCTGGAGAACCCTGGCTGGGCGAGGCCATACAATAGGGCATGGCCCACGATCTCCAAGCAGGCCAAGGGGCGCTACGACGTCGCTTTCGGCTACCTTGGCAGCTCCAGCCTCAAGATGATCCGCAAGGGCGCCTATGACCACCTAGGTGTGGGGGTCTACACCCCGTGGGGCGTATTCCTGCGTCGATCGGATGTCGGTCAGACTGGCCCCCGCCCCTACGCGGTGCCCATCATCTGGGTTGGACCACTGAATAGCATGAGCCGCACGGGCAAACTCTACGCGAAGCACCGCACCAAGCGCCGGAAGAAGTTCGCCGGCGGCGGCAAAAGGTAACAGACCATGGCAAAGACACAACGCGTCATTCGCTACATCGAAGTCAAGGCTGATACCAAAGACTTCATCGATCAGCTCAACAAGATCGACAAGTCGACGGCGGCAGCGGCGGCGGAGCTTACCAAGCTCAACAAGGCGACGGCGTCGGTGGAGAGGTCCGCAAAAGCGACGGCATCGTCCCTGGCCCGGTTTGAAGCGAGCGTCGCCAAAGCATCCCGGGCGATCAAGGGCTTCGGCATCATCTTCCTTGTCACGCAACTCTACCGGGCAGCGGAAGCCGCCGTGCGCTTCGCGGTATCCATGGCGCAGGCGACCGAGCAACTGACCCTGATGCAGACCAGGCTCTCCCGCTTGGGCACGGGGGCGGGTGCGTCGAACTTGTCGCGGACAGCGGACCTTGCCGACAAGCTCGGACTGTCGCTGGCGGACGCCGCCGACAACGTGGGTCTGCTCTCGCCTGCGTTCGAGCGTGTCGGTGGGACGTTCGGGCAGGTCGCCACTTTCGCTGAGAACCTAACGCAATCCCTGCGCGTCTTCGGCACGGACGCCCGGCGCGCGCAGATCGTGACGGTTCAGCTGGCGCAAGCACTCGGGTCCGGGAACCTGGCTGGTGATGAGCTGCGGTCTCTCAATGAGAACGCCGGCGGGCTCGGGCTCCAGCTCGAAAAAGCTGTGCAGGAGATCTTGAACACGACCGACGGCATCAAGGAACTCGGGTCAGCGGGCAAGCTGACATCTGAAGTCGTCATGAAGGCGTTCGACAAGGTCTTCAAGAACCTTGAGAAGAGCATAAACGCCCTGCCCCCGCTGTTGTCGCAGGCTGCCAAGCGATTCGAGAACGCGTGGACGAATGCGATTTCCGCGATCGATAAGAAGCTCGGTGCTACGGAGTTCCTGACCAGGTTCTTGGAGGGCGCGACCGCTACTCTTGAGATCAACACGGTCGCTAACGCGCCCGACCTTGCCACCGTTGCGGCAGCGCCGTCATCGGTTCGTTCCGAGGCGTTCTCTCAAGCCCAGATTCAGTTGGACCAGTTGATCCCGAAAGTTCAGCAGTTGCAGGCGGAGCTGGACGTTGCCAGGGAGAAAGGCGGTAGATCGTCAAACCAGATTATCAAGAACAATACGCGCGAACTTAAGGTTCTGGAAGAGCAGATCGCTTTGCTCCAGAAGACGCAGGCGCTCATTATCTCCGTCGAGTTCGACTACTCCCGATCGCAGATTCAAGACACGATAGCGAAAGCCCGCGCAGACGCCGAAGCGGCGATGAATAAGCCGTACGGCGCGGCAGCGGTATCTTTCTTTGATGAAAATAACTTTACCGGCTACGACGAGATCATCGATAGAATCGGCAAAGTCATAAAACTGACCAAGGAAGGTGAGAAGAACCTCAGGGATTTCCTGCCGTTCATCATTCAGTCTGCGAAAGAAGCAGGCGTCGCGGTAGAGACGATGATCTCGAAGTTCAGCTTCGAGTCGGGGAACTTCACCAATTTCGACGCTGGAAAGAAAAGCAGTGCTAAGGGTCCGGCGCAGATTATCGAGGGCACTGCGAAAGATCTCGCTGAGAAATACAAGCTCAGTTACGACCTTATCCGAAACGGCGCGGACGGCTGGGTCGAGAACATAAAGGCAGGGACGCTTTACTTCGCCGAAAAAATGAAAGAGGCGAATGGGGATGTAAAAGAGGCCGTCGCCAGGTACTACCTCGGGTCAGGGAAAGTCGATAAGTACGGGATGGACTACACGACCGGGAATAACGGCGGGCTGACAGGGACCAAGTACGCGAACATGCAGTACGAGCGGTCGATCAAGCTCATGGAAGCCCTCGGCAAAGAGACCATGATGGTCGGGGCGATCCAGGAGGGCATCGACAAACAACGTGAGCAGGCTTTCCGCGATCGAGAGGCGGAGCAGGAACGCCTGCTCAAGCTGCGCGAGCGCGCCATGAGCGAGGAAGAGGTCTTCGCGGCGAAGATGAAGTCGCTGCAAGCGGACCTCGACTCCGGCGCCATCACCCCGGACGTCTACGCCGCCAACCTGCTCAAGGACATGAAACCGGTGGTGGCTTTCTATGAGGATATCAACGAACAGCAGAAGAAGCTCGATGACGCGGTTCGGGACTCCGCGCAGGCGTGGGCGGAATGGCTAGAGCAGTTCGAAGAAATCTCGCCAGAGGTAGAGAAGCTGCGCGAGGGGTATAGGATGCTGATCGCTGACCTTGATGAAGAGGTGATTACCCCCGACGAGTTCGTACGGCGCGCCGAACAACTGAGGAAGGCAGTCGGCGAATCCCTGACCGAGGTGGACAAGCTGTCTCAGGCGATTGGCGGCGAGCTGACCTCGGCATTCGGCTCGTGGATCGATTCTGCCATCGACGGCACCTTCAACCTTCGCGATGCGCTGGTCGATTTGCTGAAGGAGATCACCAAGGTGATGCTCCAGCTTGCCTTGATCAATACGCTCAAGGCCAACGGGCTCGGTGGCTTCTTCGGTGTCAGTGGAAATGCTGCGTCCGTGACGGCTACCGTGGACTCGCTGAACAAGCTCGCATCGCCGCGAGCGATCCGAGTCGATGTGCCGGAAGAGGTCTCCGTCCGGGCGGTGATGGAGCCCACGCCCTTCTCAGTGACGCCTGAGATCAACATGCCCACGGTCGACCCCGTGGTCTTCTCCGCCATCCCGGACGTTGCGCCGATGTCGGGGCTGCCGGACAGCGTTCATGTGAAAGCCATCATGGAGCCGACTGAGATCACTCCGCCGCCCGTGACACCGACCTTCGAAGCTCCCAAGGACATCCACATCGCCACCATCCTCGACCCGGTGCGGGTCTCGCCGATGCCACAGGCGGTCCACATCAACGCCGTGCTCGACCCGGTACAGGTCGCCCCGTTGCCGGCGGCGATGATGCCCCGGATGGTAGCAGCGCCGGCGCCTGAAGCGTACAGCGGACCGTCTACCTTTGCGATGCCGAGCGCCGATGCGGTCCGCTCAGGCTATCTGCGCACGCCGACCACCGTGCCCATGGCGACCATGGACACGACCGCGATGGCGGAGGCGTTCGCGAAGTCGGGGGCGACAACGTCCGCGCCGCCGGTCACGGTCAACATCACCGAGTCGAGCGATAAACAGAAGCAAGGATCGGTCTCGCAACGACAAGGGCAAGGCGGAGAATCCATCATCGATATCGTGGTTGCGCAGGTGAAGTCTTCCATGAACTCAGACATAGCCCGTGGCAGGGGCGTAGCCGCCGCGTTAGAGGCCCAGTACGGGCTCAGCCGCATACCCGGAGCTTTCTAATGGCAGTTCAATGGCCCGTAGAGTTTCCTGATGCAAGGGTCGAAGGCTGGGGACTGTCTCCCGCGCCTTTGGTCATTCGAAGCGAGATGGAGTCCGGCGCGGCGCGTGTGAGGCGCGTCTCTACCCAGCGTAATGACACCGTAGCGGCTACGTTCACTTTCGGAACACGGCAAGCTTTCGCAGACTTCCGAGCTTGGTATAGCGCAACAGCGCGCGATGGTGCCGAGTGGATTATCATGACGATCTACACCGGTATGTCCGGGGACTGCGGCACGTCGCAGCAGGTGCGCTTCATCGATGGCTGGGAGGCATCGGCGAGCGCGTCCAATATCATCGAGTTGTCCGCTAACCTTGAGGTTCGAGACTTGTGACTGACACCACACTATCGCAAGCGATCAAAGAAGCCTATGCCAGTGCCCCGGTCGATGACATCATCTACCACACGCTCGAGTTCTATCACGCGACCTTCCCCACGCCGGTCTACGTCGTGCAGGGCTTCGACAGCATCACGACAGGCAACCCTGCGGTCACCTGGACCGCCATCCCGTTTAGTCTGACGTTGCCGGAGGTAACCCCCTCGGGACCGCCGCAACTCCAGCTCTCAGTCGACAACGTCTCGCGAGACCTGATGGATGCGATCGACTCCGCCGCCGAGTCCGGGCAGCAGATCCGAGTGACCTACCGTGCCTTCCTGGCGTCGGATCTCAGTAGCGCGCAGAACGACCCTCCGCTCACCCTCAACCTGCGGTCCATCAACGTGACGCCGACGGTCATCACGGCGACCGCTTCGCTCTACAACTTCACCAACCGCAAATGGCCGCGCGGGGTCTACCGGGACGAGCAGTTCCCTGGACTGATCTAATGCACTGGGCGGTGAAGTACCTCGATCAGCAGTGGTCGCAACGGACCGACTGCTGGTGGTTCTTCCGCAAGGTGCAGATGGAGCAGTACGGCAGGATCATCCCGGAGATCGATGTTGATAGCCTGCACCTGCCGACCGTAATCCGCACGATCCGCGATCACGAGGAGCGCACCCGGTGGGCGGAGGTCCGCACTCCCATGGACGGTGACGGCGTCCTGCTCGGGCGTAGCGCCCGGCTCTCTCATGTCGGCATCTTCGTCGCGGTCGACGGCGGGAAAGTCCTGCACTGCGACCAGAAAGCTGGCACGCTACTTCAAGACCTACCAAGCCTCCGCCTCAACGGCTGGAACCACGTCCACTGGTACTCCCCATGCAACTGATCACGCAATCGAACGTCTTCAACCCGTCTGAGCGCGAGATCGTTCTGTACGATGCCGGACAGACGCTGGCGGAGCTTGCGCCAGAGACCCATCAGCCGTTCATTCTGTTCCTGAACGGCGAGGTGATCCTGCGCGAGCAGTGGGATGATCTCGTTGCGTGCGAGGACGATATCGTCCATTGCGTCTACCTGCCGGCGGGCGGTGGCGGGGGCGGGGGCAACAAGGCGGCGGGCATCGCGATCGCCGTCATCGCCATCGCGGCGGCGGTCGTTGTCGGTCCAGCGGCTTTAGCGTTTGCAGGCACTCAGCTCGGTCTCGGCTCTGCGGGCGCTGCTGCTTTCAGTTCCGCAGCCGTTGCCGCGACCACAATGGCAGGCGCCGTGCTGGTCAACGCGGTCCTGCCCCCGCCGTCGCTTCCTCGGCAGCAGCAGCAAGCCGCACTCGCGGCGCCAAGCCCGACCTATGACCTCAATGCGCAGGGCAACTACAGCCGCCTCGGGCAGGTAATCCCGGTGCAGTACGGGCGGATGAAATTCTTCCCGGACTACGGTGCGAAGCCGATTTCTGAATACACCGGGCAGGCTATGAACTTGACCGAACTATTCGTGATCGGTCGCGGATACTACGATATTGAAGAAATACAGCTGGGTGGCGTACCGGTTCAGTCAGTAGGGAATGTGTATTACTACATATACAACCCAGGCGAGACTGTCGACACTTTTCCAACTAACCGCATTTTCACGTCAGTCAATGAGTCGGGTCTTCCGTTGCCGAACGGAACGCCGACCAACGCCTATGAGACCAACCCGCCCGGGACTGTTCTGTCTGGTCGGGTCGTGCTCAATATGGTGTTCCCTAACGGGCTCTATGACATTTATGAGAGTAACTGGAATGGTGTTCCTGCTGGCGGTCTAGGCGCAGTAACCTTGGGGTGGGATATCCAAGGGCAGGGTATAGCAGACGATGGAACGGTAATAGCTGACTGGGATTTGTTGAAAAAGGTATCAGTCCGGGGGGAGACACGCGACCGGCTCGGTGTTACGCACGAGGTAGAAATACCATCTAATTGGCCTCGCGCTCGTATTCGCCTGAATTTTTTCCAGGAGACATCGAACACTTACCAGACGATGATGAATGATCTCGTTTGGGTCAGCACGACAGCTTACATCGTAGAGGACTCGGCGCAAGCTACTGCGTTCGACGACATGACAACGCTTGTTGTCAGGTCTAGCACCGGCGTTAATCAAACGTCAGCACCACAACAGAACCGGAAGGTGTCCGTCATAGCGACCCGCCGGGTGCCGATCTACGATTCGGGTAGCGGAACGTGGTCGGAACCACAAGCCACGAGAAGTGTTGCGTGGGCGTTCGCGGACGCTGTCCGCAACGGCACCTACGGCGCAGGGCTGGGCCCGAATGAGTATTCCATTGACGACGTTGTAAAGCTGGCGCAGGAAGCCCAAGGCTGGCGATTCGACGGTCGCTTCGACAATGCCACCGTGGTGTGGGAAGTCCTTACCCAGATACTCCGGGCGGCACGGGCGCAACCGTACATTCAGGGCGGCGTGCTGCGGATCGCGAAGGACCGTGACCAGACAACTCCGGTCGCGATGTTCGGTATGCGCAACATCATTAAGGATTCGTTCTCCATGGAGTTCGTCCCGCCTGGCGAAGAGACCGCTGACATTGTCGCTGTCCAGTACCTAGACGAGGATGTGTGGCTGCCGCGCGTCGTTGCTGCTGCATGGAACGCGGGAGATCCCGTTGACCCGGACGACACCGAGGTCTTGGTCGACTTGTTCGGCGTCGTGAACCGCGACTACGCCTACAACGAAGCCTACTACCTGGCGCGTGCCAACCGGTTCCGCCGCCGCCTGATCTCGTTCCGGACCGAGATGGAGGGCTTCATCCCGTCACTCGGCGATCTGATCTCGGTCAGCCACGAGCTACCCTCGTGGGGCGTATCAGGCGAGGTTGTGGGTATCGACCCGGACAACAACGCCACGTTGATCCTGAGCGAGCCGCTGGACTGGGCGTCCAACCCGACGCAGTTCCTCGTGCTTCGGCAGCGTGACGGCGTTCCGCGCAACGTGATGCAGGCTACAAGAGGCGCCACCGACTATCATGCCGTCCTCCAAGCGCCTCAGTCGTTCATCGACACGGGAACAGACCGCGAGCGCACGTATTTTGCTGCCGGCGGTACGACCGACAAGCTGGACCGATTGGCTATCGTTACGGGCGTTCGCCCGATCTCGGAGAAAGAGGTCGAGATCTCCGCCACGATCGATAGTCTGATGGTGCGTACCTTGCCGCCGGTGGACGCGCCGACTCCCCCCGGACCGCCGCCGATCCAGGAGCCGTGCCTGGCGCCGGTCGTAACCGACCTAAGTGTCTCGACCGACCGCGACTTCACAGTTCTCTACATCGCGTTCAGTGCGCCAGAGTGCGCGACGCTGTTCGACTACCAAATCGCGAACACGATCACCAGCGACCCGAATGCGATCTTGGACGAAGAGTGGGAGACGATTTTGTGGCAGGACTCCCGGCGTGGTGTGACCGTGCCGAACACCTACGGCGTCGGCGTGTGGGTGCGCGTGCGTGCCTATGGAGCCACCGTGGGTCCATGGACAGAGCCGGAAGAACTGAAGTTCGTCGCGACGCCCCCAGGCGGCGGGTACGAGCCGAAGCCGCTATTGGAGCCGCCGACGCCTGTCGACATGGATGCGACTATAGAAGGGTTCCAGTTTCGTCCATTGGCTGCTGGCCTTGAGCCTCACTGGGTGGACACAGATTCAGAATATTTGAGAGGGGTCAACGTATGGATCAATACAATAGACGACCCTGATACCGCGTGGTTTGTCGCCACTGCTACGGCTACCGTAATCGAGCAGGACGCGAACCCCGTCACTCCGGGCTTCTTCGAGGTCTATGGGCTTACCAGTAACACGACCTATTTCGTCTGGTTGCAGTCGGTCAATACAGACGGCGTGGGTGGGCTGTTCTCGGCTCCCGTTATCACTGGCACGACCTATTACACCTGGGAAGACCTTCAAGGTGAGTTAGATGAGTCGTGGTTGACCGAAGAGCTAAACGACAGAATCGATAATATCGAAGACCTAATGCAAGAGGTCGACGATATACAACAGGAGATAGAAGATTCTAACAAGTTCCTCCAAGACCAGATCGATGACCTGAACAATTCGATCGGAGATCTGGAAGGAATCAGCGACTACGACCCGGCTAGGGATTATACAGCTGGCGATCTTGTGGTCTATAACGGGTTCCTTTTCCGCGCTAATAAAGACATGACGGCGCCAGCTCCGGTGCCGGGGTCTGCTGCGGATGTCGACTCAAACTCGTGGCTCAAGCTGGGCGACTACGACTACCTAGCTAGTGACTTGACCGCGCTGACCGCAGTCGTCACGCAGAACACTTCTGATATACAAGAAAACGAAGCTGGCATTGAGGCAAACGCCAGTCAGATAACCAGCATACTCGCCAAAGTCGATGACCCAGACACGGGTAACGCTGCGCTCGGTAACGCGGTTGACGCCCTCGGTACGCGCGTCACTACGAACGAAGGTAACATCCAGGTCAACTCCGGAAAGATCACTGACATCGAGTCACTGGTCTACGATGGAGAGACTGGCAATGTCGCGTTGGCTAGCGTAACAGAACAGCTGACCACGGACGTCGCCCTGATCGACGGTGAGCTGACCGCGATGGGTGGGCGCCTCACTGTCGTCGAAGCCCAGGTTGGTTCAGGCAACCTAATTACCGACGCTAACCTTTCAACCGGGTTCAACTCGTGGACAGAAACAGGCAACACGCCAGTCACTGTGAATTTCTACAGGGACGGCTCGTACGCGCTGATTTCTGACGGCGAAGAACAAACCGCCGTTATAGCGACTAATGGTGCACAAGGTAGCGATGTAAACTCGTATGGGGAGCTTTACAGCCTATCTATACCAGTCACTCCAGGCAAACACTATTGCGCTTCTGTTTACGCGATAGGCCAGTATGCAAACGCCAGGCTTCTGATAAAATACTATTCAGCGACCAACACGTACATATTTGCGTCGGGGACTCCCTCTGCGACTAAGTCTAACCTTAACGGCAATAGGTTGGAAGACTTCGATCGCGTCTTTGTGTTCGATACAGCGCCCATTAACGCTGTTAAAGCAGTAATCGCTCTTCGCTTATATGCCACGGGGACTGACTCAACGCGAGTGGGCACCGCGAAGTTCGTTCGTCCGATGTTCAACGAGATGTTGACGGACACGGCTACCGAGCCACCACTTTGGACGTCAGGCGAAGCACCGGTCAGTGCTGAAATTCGTAAGGTTCAGATTGCTTATGCCGCTGCGGACAGCGCGATTGCCCAAGACGTCACTACACTAGAAGCCCAAGTAGACTACAACGGTAGCGGAGGTGGGCAGAGTTCTCCTCTTGGGCAGTACGTTGACAGCGTAAAGGTGACCGCTACTGCTGCTGATAATCTGTCAAAAGCGAATGCACAGTCAATAACGCAGCTTCAAGTTGGCGTTGGTCCTAGTGGCAACCTGCTACAAGACTCTACGTTCCAACTTAATCCACCGCCTGAAATACCGATGAATGGCGTTAGTACGAACACTCCATGGGAGCGATTTTATAGCAGCGGCACCGATAAAGCCAGCGACCTACGATTTCTGAGGCAAAGTACAGACCCGTACAGTTGCTTGGATGGCTACGAAAATGAGGGCACATTTTATCAAGCGGTAGACGCCATCACCACAGGGGCGCCTTTACGTGTGGGTCTTAGGCAGAAGGTGCCAGCTACCGAAGGGCGTGCCTACATCGCGTCTGCCCACGTCATGATAACGTATAGTGCACAGTCTGCAGCTACCGTAACAGTCGGGATTAAGTTCTGGAGTTCAAGAACGGTAGAAATAGCGAACTCCACCAGTTTCACTGAAACTAGGCACTACAACAGCAATTTCCAGTCGCTGAGCGCCTATAAAAGAGCATCAGCTACTAGCCCCATGGTGGCTCCGTCCAATGTTAAATTCGTCAGCATAGAACTGCGCTACACAGCACTGAATAATAATGAACCTTCTGGGTCGGCGAAGATAGTTCGTCCTATGTTGTCAGAAGCGACTGACATCAACCAGTCTGAACCTACGCCATGGGCAGCTGGTAGAGACCCAGAGGTGTTCGCCGCTATCCAAGAGACCATGACGGTCTGGGCGGAAAAAGTATCAGGCACAGGCACCGGAAGTACTGATGCTGGTGCAACCTATGTAATGAAGATCCGGGCTGGATCGCAGTTCAGCGAGGCGCAAGCCGGTTTCGGCATGTCGGCGCTTTACAATTCATCGACTGGTAAGTACGAGACGGACTTCCGCATAAAAGCTCAGCGGTTCGCGATTCTGGACAACAATTCAAATCTGAGTGGAACTAACTCGGATAACAACTACCCATTCGTGGTGACAGGTGGTGTTTGCTATATCAAGAATGCTGTCATCCAGAATGGCGCTATCACTACAGTGAAGATCGGTGATGCGCAGATAACAGAAGCGAAAATAGCCAACCTCGCTGTAACCACTGCGAAAATAAAAGACGCCAACATAACCGAGGCAAAGATAGGGACCGCTGCTGTAACCAACGCGAAAATAAAAGACGCTCAGATAACCGCTGCGAAGGTTGCGACAGCGGCAATCGAGACATTGAAAGTGAAAGGCGCAGCGGTAACGTCTGTTTATTTCGCAGATATGGGACAACTTACTGTCACAAGCGCGGCGTGGGTGAACGGTTCTGGTATCGGCATAGACATGAAAGACAAAGATTCAACTTCAGCGGTGGTTATCACAGTGTCGTACAGTATGGGCGGTACTCAAACTGTGCAGTCTGAAGTGCGTGTCAGGCGGAACGATGGCTGGTACACCAAGACGAGATCCGCGCAGCTCAATGCTAACACTGGAGCCGTGGTAACCGTGATGCTGATAGACCCGGCCCCTATAAATGGGGCTAACTACTACACATTGGAACTACACACACAGTCTGGTTCCATGACTAGCAACTGGAACTCAATAGCGGTACAAGGCGCAAAACGATGAACATACTCATACTTTACGACGATGTTGGGTATATTCGTTCTATTAACGTATTAGAGGATGAAAGAGGCGTTACCCCATTTCTCGATGTGATTCCACCAGAACTACACTCGTTAGTGGTAGAAGTTGACTCTATGCCAGATCGGTACACCAAGAGAGTTATCGGTAACGAACTCGTCAGTATACCGGAACCACCGGCGACAGAAGGGTATGAGTTCAGCCTAGAAAGTATGGAGTGGGTTCCCGATTTACAATTCATGGATGTAAACAACAGGCTGTTTCGTAACCGGCTGCTTGGTGACTGCGACTGGACGCAGCTTCCTGACGTGCCGTCTGAGACTAGCGAACAGTGGATATCCTATAGACAAGCATTGAGAGATTTACCCGCACAACCCGGCTGGCCCAATGACATAGACTGGCCCGAACAACCTTGAGGAGATAACCATGCACTTTTTTCTAGTTGATGAGAATGGCCGCATACAAGGATCTGGTCACAGCATTAACGACGACAAGCCGTTTAACTTCACAGAATCGATGAGCCTAACGATTCTGGACGTACCGTTAGACGCCGACCCGCACGCGCTGTACTCTATTGAAGGTAATCTGCACCCAAAAGAAGAGATGAACTTCAGCGTACAAGGGAGCCAGGTGATCGGATTGCCAGTCGCGTGCCTGGTGGCGATAACTGGCACTGAAGAGATAACCGTCAATATGACAGCAGGAGACTCTATGCTGCCGATGAATAGGGCGGGGATTTACAAGATGGTCTTTCACCCCCATAGCCCCAAGTATTATGAGGCTACGGTGGATTTGGAGGTTGGCGTTGCCGAACCGGCATCCTAATCGGCTAGGCTAACGGCAACTTTACCGTACAGCTTTTGCAGCTTGATGTCGTCGTTCTCTACAACGAAACTGCCGTCAGGGCCTCGTCTGTAAACGACGACATACCCCTCGGATACGTTGAAAGCGACGCAGTTATCTTCTACGGGCTCGTCATCCAGTGACACCTTGATGCGCCCGATGAGTCCGGCGTACTCTCTGTGGCTGTCGTTCCAGACATAGCCTGGGTAGCCCGGATCTAGCGATAATTCGTTTGGCAGTTCAGTCACAGTAGCACCACTTCTGCATCAACAGCTGTTTCTTCAAGGGTGTCGCCGTTCATGCTCCGCATTCCAGATTTTTCTATGGTCAAATCAGCAACAGCTAACCCGGTCGCTTTCTCGAATTCCTCCAGCTCCCCGGCGATCCGTTTCTCCATATCGCGTTTTCTGCTGATAATCTCTTGCATTGTCAGCTCTCCTCCCATCGGTGCGTTCTTCTCTTTGCTGGATTCGTCTACTACGCCTTTGAGAACGAAAACGGTCCTCCAAGGCTCGACGTTGATTTCGTATTCAACGACTTTCGCTTCTCTTCCGTCGGCGAGTTGGAAGGCTATTTGCTCACCAGCCTGGATGAGGTCTCTAAGGTCATTGGTTGTATTCATCTTGATACTCTTTGTTCTCGGGTTTGACGAAGTCCGGCGGTGCTGGGATAAATGCGGTGGTCCAATACAGAACGGCGGTCGCGTACTTCCCGATCGGCGTGCCGTCTGAATGAATCAGCCACACACGCGTCCCGTTACTGGCCCACACGTACCCGGCTGGCGGAGTTTCTGAACGGTCGTGCCATTCGGCGCCAACAACCACCTGGTGGTCGGGCCAAGACTGCTTCGCCTCTTCCAGCTCACGTTGCAGTTCAACCACTACCCCACCTAGTGCGGAGCAGTAGTTACTCATTCTTCTTATTGATTCGCTTAGCATCATTGCCGGTCTCCTTACAGGATCGAAAGACCCAGGGCTGCCCCCAGCCAGAACCAGATGGAACCCACCTTTTGCGGGGCGGCGGCGGGCTCTTCGGTCTCGTCTGGGTCATCGGGCTCCTTCGGGCTTTGGTAGTCATCTTCGGGCCACGGCATCGGAAAGTCGACCCGGGGCGGGAACTTGATCACGTTGCTCATTTTCCGATCCTCCGGGCCTTGAGGGCCTCCATCATCATGTTTCGGCGGGTGCGTCTAAGCCGGAGGTATTTCTCGACTACCTCTGATACGCGTACCAAGGCACCAAGCAGGAGTAGCACCCCGGAGATCATCAGGGTGGTCATGAGGAGCGCCTCGATCGGGGAAAGTTCTGTCATCAGAAAGTCCTCTCAGGTTGTTGGAAGCCAGACTATACGATAGCTAGCGTGTCAGTGCAAGTGGTTTTACTGCTTAGTGCCAAACCCGCGTTCTTTCTGATATTCCTTCATCGCGTCGCGCAGTGACTTTTGGTCCGCGCTCTTGTTGTCGATCGCGCGACGCACCAGCAGGTCCACGGTATCGTGGGCGAGGATGCGGTGAATGATGACGCTCTTGGCGGTCTGCCCGGGGCGGCGCAGGCGCCCGTTGATCTGCAGGTACATCTCCAGGTCGTAGGTCAGCCCGAAATGCACCAGCTGGTGCCCGCCGAACTGGAGGTTCAATCCATGCCCGCTCGATTGCGGACTGGTGCATAGCCCGTCATACCCGCCCGCGTTCCAGTCCTCGATGATCTTCAGCGAGTCGATGTCACTGACGCCCGGACCCAGGTAGGCAACGCGAAACTTGCCCTTGTAGCGCTTCAGGATGCGCTCGGCGTCGGGGCGGAATGCGTAACTGATGATCACGCCACTGCCCCCGGACTCCTCCAGGATCTCGTCGAGCGCCTCCAGCTTGGCGTCGTGGACCGGGATCAGGGTCTCGCGCTCCTCGTGGTGGCGCACCACGCCGTTGGCTACCTGGCGGCACTTCGCCGTCAGTGCCGCAGCGTTGAAGACCTCCAGTTCCATCTCGTCGAACTCGGCGAACATGTTCGCTTCTAGCTCGTCGTACTGCGCCCGCGCCTTCGGCGGAAGGTCGATCATGATGTCGTTGGTCACGTAGGGCGGCAGGTCCAGGTAGTCGTCCGAGGTAAGCGACACGGTGATGTCGGCGATCCGTTGCTCGATCTCCTCCTTGGCGCCAGGGCGTAGCCAGAGGCGGCGCTCGTACTGGTTTTCCTCGAAGTACTGGCGCTTGTAGTCGGTAATGTCGACACCGAGGCGCTTGCCGCCGTCGACCGCGAGGTACTGCCCGAACAGGTCGATGTAGCCATTGGGCGCCGGCGTGCCGGTGAGCCCGACGCGGCGCGGGGAATAATCCAGCATGCAGACGCCGCCCGTCTTGGCGTGCCACGGGCCGATCCTGGCGCCCGTGGGCTTCTTGATCCGCGTGATCTCGTCAAAGATCACCATGTCGAAGGGCGGGTATCGTCCCTGGTGCAGGAACATCGTGTTGAGGTGGTTGTAGAGCCACGGCAGGGACTCGAAGTTGGTAACCCAGACGTCGTAGGGGCGGGTCAGCTCGCGCGCCAGCAGCTTCTTGTTCGAGCTGCGCAGGATGCACACCTTCAGGTGCTGGGTGTGCGCCCACTGCCGCGCCTCGATGTGCCAGACCGCCTCTGCCACCCGCCGAGGGGCGATCACCAGGACGCCTCGGATCATGCCCCAGGCTAAGAGGTCAGTAATAGCGGTTAGGCTGATGCTAGTCTTGCCCAAGGCTAAATCGACCTGCAGCATACTACCCGGATGCGCCACAATGAAGTCAGCCGCCTTAGTTTGGTACGGGCGCAGCATGGAGCGCGGACGGATTTCGCTATTCATACTGGTCAATAATGCCCTTGCCGTCCTCGACCGAGTCGCAGACGTAGACTGCCTGCTCATAGCCGCGCAGCTTGGCGATCTCGCGGTTCTGCGCGTCGGTCGGTTTTTCGCCTTCCCGCTTGAACTCGATGAAGAACACCACGCCGTCGGGGCTGACGAACACCCGGTCGGGCACGCTGCGGTGGTTGGGCGACTGGAACTTGTAGACCAGGAAGTCCTTCTTCCTGGCGTACATGCACACGGCTGCCTCGATGTAGCGCTCCAGGGGGCGCTTGTCCGGGGCGCGGAGCTTCTTTGGCGCGGGTAACGCCATGGTCAGAACCGCTTGCCGTGCTTGTGCGGGCGCTCGGCGTTGTAGGCGAGCTTGGCTTCGATCGCCTCGCCGACCTCGTAGACGAACCCAGCGGACATGTCCATGATGCGGATGACTGCGTCCGCCAACTCCTCCTCGACGCCGCTGAAGTCCGGGATATGCTCGCTCGGCGGATTGCCGTGACGCATCGACTCCAGCGCCTCGGACAGCTCAGAGTGGATCAGCGCGATCATCTCTCCTTTGTTTCGCTCGTCGCCTTCGCCCCAGAACCCCTTCTCAATGTTGCCGCCGTAAATCACGGTCGACAGATCGTTCCACGCGTTCACAAACTGCCTGGCGACGCTCAGCTGCACGGGAGGGTTATCCGTGAGCGTAGAAGCGGGCAGGAACTCCTCCTCTTTATCGCCGGTCATCACGCGCAGGTGACCGACCAGCAGTCCGACATCCAGCAAGGCGTCTTCGAAGGACTTATCATCGCGGGCGAGCATCGCCTGGCTCATCCGGTAGATGTTCGCCGCGAGCTGGTCGACGGTGGACTTGGTTTCGTCGTTGAAGTTCATACAGGGTCTCCGTTTACTTTCAGTTGTTTTTCGATCTCTTGTACGAGCTTTTTGGCGATATCTTCAGCGATCATGCGATTAGCCACCTCTGTAGACTCGAAGTACAGATCGTTGAGTATCTCTAACCTCGAATATACCGGCGATAGCCGAACTTCGATAGACGAGGGTCTAGTGGGGTGCGCCGATACTCTTATCTCAGGCGGATCCCATAAGGACGCGATTTGTTGCGCGCGTTCAATCGCGATCTTCCGCAGATCCTGGCGTAGGCTGTAGTTTTCACTCGCGATCTTCCGCAGCTCATGGCGTAGGCGGTAGTTTTCGTCGGTTAGCCCGCCTATTTGACTGAGCAAGTCTTGTTCTCTTTCGGGTGTCATGCGTCCATCTCCGCTGTTGGTCTGAAAACGGCGCCGAGTGTCGCTCTGTACAGAATCCGCCCGACTTGGATTCTACCCGTAAGGCGGATACCGGCGGCAAATGCGCGATTTAAGTCTTCACGGACAAAAGGCAGCATTTCCTCGACTAGCTCGTCTTCTGAATCGCCGACCAATAAGGTGCGGTACGGCTCGCTCAGGGCTACAGGCATCGGGATCTCCGGTCAAAATAGGTGGCGCTCTAGGTGCTTCCGGTACGCAGATTGTTAATCGTGCAAACCCCTAGAGCGCCGTGGGAAAGGTAGTTAGGGAACGTACCCTCGGTCGAAGGCGCAGACCACGCGCTGCTGGAGCTGGTCCAGGGAACCGTCGTTCAGGACCACGCGGGTGCGGACGCCTCGCAGCGATATCCAAGAACGCGAGTCACCCGAAAAGTCGCATCCAGGACGCGTGACGTGCCACAAATTGATCTCCCAGCCTGGCAGATTTTTACAGCACGCTTCGACTTCAGAAACGAACCCGGCGTCAGTCACGACCGCGAGCCGGGGCGCCGCCGTGGCGATCGATTGCCCCAGCATGTGACCAAACCAGTCCATGCCCAGGCGGGGCTTTATCAGGTCTTCTGATAGGGCGATCAACAGGTCGCGCCCGGTGGTGCCGGTGGGGGCGGAGCGCCATGCCCACAGCCGAATGGGCGTGGACTTCAACTGCTCGATCTCGCTGTCCTCGCAGCCGATCAGGGCGCTCATCGCCTGACGCAACGGCGTCGCTGCCTTAAACAGTTGCGCGCCGTACCGCTCGGCGAGCATCCTGCCGACGGTGTCTTTGCCACATCCCGGCGGACCGTTCAGGAAAACGATTTTATGCGGAGGCATCGTCGTCCTCCTCGAAATAGAAAGACTCGACTAAGAATTCAGTCCAGTCGTGCGATAACCATCCCCTGGGTCCATCAAGGTCGAGATTATCGAATTGGGCCAGCACTACCCCCTGGGTAGGCGTGAAGCGTACCAGCGCCGTTTCCCCTTTCAGGACTTCATCTGAGCCAATATATGTTCCGCGTTTCACTGCTTGTCCAACTCCCGCCAATGGCGCACGCAGACCGGTTCGTTGCCGACCAGCAGCGCCGCCGGCATGTCGCAGTGGGCACAGGATCGGTCGCGCCGCTTGGCCCGATACTCGCCCTTCTTGATGGGCACCAGATCGATCTCAGACGCCGCCAGCGCGGCGCGCAGTTGATCGGCGTAGATGTCACTATCGAAATGTACAATCATCAGTCGTCGTCCAGCGGTTCGGGGTTATCCCGCGAGTTGGCGCGGGCGATTAGGTTGTTGCATCGGGCTACTGCGTCAGTGCAGGCGCACCACAGCTGGTTCGGGGCTTCGGTGAAGTGGTCGCAATCCCGTTGCTTCTTGACGCTGTTGGCAGTGCAGACCCAACGGCGGTTACGCTTGGCGCAGTAGTTCATACCGCCATCTCCATCTTGATTGCTGGGTGCGGGGAGTACCCTTGAAGCGAGAACGCCTGAGCGATGTCTTCGGCGGTCCGCAGATCCCCGATGTCGTCCAGGGTCTTGATCCGGTCATCGATGATCAGTTGCGGAGGCAACAGCGGAAGCCGATTAAGCTGTTCCTCAAGGGCTTCGATGTGGTTCTCGTAGACGTGCGCGTCGAAGGCGAAGTAGTGGAGCGTGCCGGGGACGTGCCCGGTAATCTGCGCCATCAACTGCAGCAGCATGCCGTACTGCGCCAGGTTGAACGGGGCGCCAAGTCCCAGGTCGTTGGAACGGATGTAGACGCTCATATCCAGCATGTCGCCAATCGCCCCGAACTGCATCATCATGTGGCACGGCGGGAGCGACATCAGGTGAAGCTCCGCTGGGTTCCATGCCGTGACGATCTCGCGGCGGGAGCCGGTGCCGGCGGAGAGGCTGTCAACGACTCTGCGTAGTTGATCGATCGCCGTGCCGTACTGAGTCCGCCAATTGCGCCACTGAACTCCGTACACGCGTCCGAGATCGTCCGGTCCTTTCCGGTGCTCATTGGAAAGCCACTCTCGGTTGTCATTGGCGTTGGCGTTCCAGACTTGGCAGCCCAGCTTGCGGAAGTCGGCAGCGTTGTCGAGACCCTGCATGAAGCCGATCATCTCGGCGTAGGCGGACATCCACGCGACCCGCTTGGTAGTCAGCACCGGGGCGCCTGCGGCGAGGTCGGCGGTCAGGTAGGCGCCATGAACCTCTAGCGCGTCGACGCCGGTGCGGTTGGTCGTGCATACCCCTTCGGTGAGCACTCGGTTAACGAGATGCAGGTATTGATGTTCTACGGGAACGTGGATCATTTTTCTGGTCCCATCACTTTCAGAATTCGGTTTAGAAGGGCGATCCGCTCCATGTTCCAGCCCCGTTGCTTCTCCGCCATGCGGCGGTTTCCGATGCGGTCGCAACGCTCAGCGTGGCGCTCCTGCACGGAGATCATCCCTTCCAGCAGTTCGATCTCGCGTTCTGTGAGTCGGTCGGACTTTTTCACCTTTTCTTCCTCATCTTGATGGACGCTGCGCCCACCACGACCAGCGTAACGACGAGCGTCGGTATAGTCGCGTCGTGCGGGCCGTTGCCGAGTAGCGTTACCGATAGCGGAAGCGTGATAGGAAGCAGCACTAAGGCTAGCAGAAACAGTCTGATTTGGTCTTTCGGTGTCACGATCAGTCCTTCTTGTAGCGTTTTGACGTGGTTGGAGGTATTAAGCATCGGCGCGTTGGCCAGCCCCGATTAACCCGCGTTCGCAGGGTCTTCTCATTGATACCGAAGGCTTTTGCGGCGTCCGTAACCGTCATACGGCCTTTCGGGGTATCAAGAAA